ATCGTGTCATGACAATAATAATAGACCCACCGGGCTGTAAACGCTGTCGAGGGCCGGATGAGTACCATTCATACACACCGTCAAAATATTCTATTGATGGATTTATACCTGCCGATTCTGAATGAGGATCATCTATAATAAGCAGATCTGCACCACGACCAGTCATAGCACCACCGACACCGACAGCAAAATACTCGCCACCACCAGATACATCCCAACGCCCTGCAGCTTTGGAGTCTGCTCTAAGAGATACATTTGGGAATATCCTTTTGTAATCATCAGAAGCAATTAAGTTTCTGACTTTACGACCAAACCTTACTGAAAACTCTGCTGTATGAGTCGCTGCAATAATCTTTCTTGCAGGATTCCTTCCTAGCATCCAAGCTGGCAACAACCAAGAAGTTAGTTCAGATTTGCCGTGACGAGGAGCAATATTAATTATTACTCTTTTAATTTCACCAGAAGCTACCTTTTCAAACTTCTCTGCCATTATTCTATGATGCGGCCCTTCTATAAAAGCAGGCCATACCTGTTTGGCAAACTTTAAGAAGTTTGATTTAGATAGTTCTAGATTGTTTGCAGTTTTATATTTGTTTAATGCTTGTATTAAAGCATTCCTATGGTTTTCAGGGAGTTCATCTATCCTTGACAGGATCTCCCTTTTATCAACCATCTTTGTTTACTGATTTAAAATCGAGTATCCCAAAGTTTAAATGTTTCTCCGAAAGAGTTCCAGACAATGGTCTTTCCATTTTCTTCTGCAACGTCATGAAACTTTTTTGCTGCTCTTTCATATTCTTCTCTTGCTTCGGAAATTTTTTTAGTTTTTCTTGATTTTTGCTCATCTGTCAACTCGTTTAATCTGTTAACACACTTAGATATTGCTTTTTCTAAACTGTCATCAGACATATCAGCAACAGTAGAATTACATTCGGTCATACATTACTCCTACTTAAAATTTATCATTGTTTAGTGGTTAGGGCTTATTTTTCTTCTCTAGCCTTGCTATGAGTCTATGTAAGTACCATTGTGCCTTTTTCAAGTCTTCTAGACTGTTATTTTTAAAAGGGAAACGCCAAATGTATTTAAATATAACTTGCCAACAATATTGTTCATGACCGTCTAATTCTATGAGATAATCTCTACCTTGATTAACCATAGCTTCCATAGCGTCAATACATTCTATTTTTGATGATGCATAGTGAGATGGATGGTTAACATTGTCAGAAGAACTCACTAAGGTCATGTTTGTTGGTTTTAGGTTCACTTTCCCTGACTCTTTTTTCTTTTCTTCTTTCATCTTCTCTTCTCCTTTGTTCTTCTGTAGCTTCAGGTCTGTGACCCCAGCAATACCAATCCTGTCCAAAATTGTCTGAATAGCATACCCACTTACGAGAGCCACATACTTTGCACTGCTTTTCACTAAGCTTCTCCTTCGAGATCCTCGTTATTCGCCCTATGTACAGTTTCTGCTCCCATTAAAAATAATAACCACGCTGCTTCTTCTTTTGTTGCATCAATATCTTTTAAGTTTTGAATAGCTGATATAAACCAAGCGTTCATACGATGTTCATCTATTTGAATAACGCCTTTTTTATCAGTCCACATAATTTTTTTGTTTTTCAAGTAACTGCTCCATTATGGGGGAATATAACAGAGCAGTCACAATCTTCAGCACACGGCAGCAGCCGTATTCGAATCTTATGTTCTCTATTTGTTCCTGTCAATATAAAATTTCTAAATCTTTTATTTTTACATTATAGCAATCTGCACGGAATGTGAAGTTGTTTGACGGATCTTTTTCACCTTTTTTAAAGTATGTAGCCCTATCAAAGTAATCTTTCTTGGATAGCTTGCCTAATATCCACGCTTTTGTGTAGATATTGAGTACCCTGACAAAGACATACATATCACATTCCTGTTTAGTGCCTATAGCAGCGATACTACAGTCATAATCAGGCTTAGGTTCAGAGCTACAACGCTTGGTTTTAACGTCTATACGGTTGCCTAAACGGTCTATAAGGTCATAATCATAGGTATTCTTGTGTTTTGCCTTCATTCGATCAGCTACAATGATCTCACCTATGAATCCTGCTATGTTTCCACCACCATTTGTGATAGAATTGTTCAGTCTACCCATGTCATGAGCCATTTTACGAGCTTTTAGGAGCTGCCCACCTGTAACATCAACCTCTATTATGCTCAAAATGTACCCCCCCTATAGGATTCCTCTACCATATCTTGTGTTTACCCTAGAGAAAAATCAAAGTAAAGCTTCATTTGTCAGATTTTTGGTATTATTTGTGTAAAATACTATGTATAGCGAGGTTGCACACAGCTGCATATAGGGGGGGATAGGGTATAGATAAGAGTATAAGCACCAGAATAAGGTACACCCTAAGAAAAAAAGCAACAAAAACAATAGCTTAGTCTTTATCTTTGTTAAATAATCTTATAACATTATCATCTTTTGATATCTCAGTTATTAAAATATCTAAATCCTGCATTGCATCGTTTATATTAATGTTCTGCTCAGTCTTTATGGTGTTATCCTTAAAGAAATCTGGTGTTGCTTGTGCTAATAATCGAAGGGCAGGAACTGCAATATTAGGGTTTTTATCTTTATTGTTCACAATATCCCATAATTCCCTTTTTATCCTGCGTGTTTCGCTTAAGCTATCATTCAACCAGATATCGCTTAATTCCTGCTGAAACATTTCTATTCTTTTGGTTATATTTGGGTTTTTCATTAACTCACACGCCATGTGATTTATGGTCGCATCTTTAGTATTTTTTCCCACGTTGTAGCTTTTGATGTATGATTGTGTTGCATTCCCTGCTATTCCATCCTCACCAAAAACGTAGTAATTACAAAAGCTTTCCTGCTGAACTGTTAATGAATATTTATTTTTTGCCCTGCTCATTATAAAATCCTAAAAAAAAAATTACTTATCTAAACTATAGCATTATCAATGCATTGGGGCTTATAAATTTATTTTGTTATTTTTTTTTGTGTCCGAGCTATTGCAATTTAAAACTACCTGAATTATATAATGGTTATCAAAAACTTTTTGACAATTATGGAGGGTACTATGTCAACAAATTTTAAATACATAATCGAACATTCTAAGGTGTTCAATTCTTGGAATCAAGAAGGTGAGATTCCTGCTTGGAAAGTCTACTGTATCAACGAAAAGGGGCAGGAGTTCACTTTTCATCGTGGTCATCCATCAATGCTAAGTCAGCCATCATTGGAACACAATGAAGAACTTCCAAGTTATGAGGATGATTTTGGTTTTCTCAAAATGTTCTTTTATGCTGAGTTCCAAAAGAGGGCAGGGTATATCTACGATTACCAGATAAGGTTGGAATCAATGCCATCCTATTACTTGCCAAAGTCTAGCAAGATGGAGTTCTACAATACGAACTCAACCAAGGGTTTTGGTGAACTCAATTACTACCCTGTAGTAAATCGTTTTAACGATGATGGGGAAATTAAATAATAGTGCAGGGAGCAGGAATGCTCCCTTCCCTCGGCAGGCATTGGTAGTCTGCCCTGATGAGTTACCACGAAAGGGAAAATCAGCAATTTTTAAAGAAGGAGTTTTATATGTCTAAATTACCAGAAAATCACGATGTAATAATTGCCTATAAAGATCATGGGTTGGGCAATTGGGATACTAGCGATTTACTCGCTTACAAATATGAACTGAGAAAAAAGTCTGTACAAGATTCAGAATACACAGTTTTTCTTGGAACTAAACCACATTCGGTGCATCAATTTATCGAGATAATTTCACAAACACTAGCAACCAGAACTGATGTTGATCAGTTTAATTCAATTGGGGAGAAAATATAATGAGCAAAAAGCAACAAAATTTCACAAATAAAATCAAGCAGGATTTAACCATGAGAGTTATTGCCATGATGGAAAATGCCGAGTTGATGGGTACGCCTTGGAGCATGGAAACATTTGGTGTTAAATCTGGTCTTCATTTTAATGCAAAAACTAACCACGTTTTTCAGGGAGCAAATCAACTTATCTGTCTTTTATCTGGTTTTAGTGATGCAAGATGGTTTACCAAAAAAGATATATTCTCAAAAGAAAATGATTTGAAATTAAAAAAGGGCAGTAAATGCACATACTTATTAAAGCCTGTT